TCCAGACCGTCATGCTTAACTCAGCGCTTACGTGGCCAAATCAGATATTGGACATATGCACAAAACAGGAGATACCATGCCAAAGCCAAGAAAATCAGTTGAAGTTCTGAAAAAGCAGGGGACTTTCCGCAAACACCGACACGAAGGGCGAGATGCACCTAAGCCGCCGCCTGTTAATGGCGTCCCTGTTGGCCCCGACTGGTTGACCGACTCGCAGCGGGCTATCTTCGACCGGAAGGCGGCGGAGCTGGTCGAGGTTGGCGTATTGACCACGCTGGACATTGACATGCTTGGCATGTACTGCCGACTGTACGAGCTGATCCAGACCTCCAGCGAGGTTAATTCCGCGATGTTTGGTCAGTTGCGGAGCCTGGCAAACGACCTTGGCTTGACCCCGGCAGCCCGGGAGCGTCTGACAGTGAAGAAACCGGAGAAGGCAGCGAACGAATTTGACGGAATATGATATACTTTATACCAGATAGCGGAACAAAAAGAGAAACACCACCACATATAGTGTATGCGTGACTACCAATCCATAGCCCTCCAGTACGCTCAAGACGTAATCTCAGGCGCCATACCTGCCGCCAGGCTTACCCGTCTATCCTGTGAGCGGCAGTTGCGCGACCTGGAGCGGGAAGATACGGACGATTTTCCGTATCTTTTCTGCCCTGAAATGACCGATTCGGAGGGGATAGACTACCGGCCAGGGGTGCGGATATGTGCTTTCGCTGAACGGCTGAAGCACGTCAAGGGAAAATGGAAGGGCGAGAATATCAGGCTGGAGCCGTGGCAGGTATTTTTCTTCCTGGTCCTGTTCGGTTGGGTGCATCGTGATACCGGCTATAGACGATTCAGGGAGAGCTACGCTGAGGTATGCCGGAAGAATGGCAAGAGCATCCTCGGGGCAATCATTGGGCTTTACATGGTAACCGCCGACCTTGAAGGGGGAGCGGAAGTGTACTCCGGCGCCACAACCGAGAAACAAGCCTGGGAAGTATTCAGGCCGGCGCGGTTAATGGCGAAGGGCAGCACACCATTGCAGAAAAAATATGCTCTTGCCATCCATGCGCAGAAACTATCAACCGAATCAGACGCCTTTTTCGAGCCGCTGATAGGCGATCCTGGCGACGGTGCATCACCTCATTGCGCCATTGTCGATGAGTTCCACGAACACAAATCCCCGAAACAGTACGACACAATGGCCACCGGCATGGGTGCGCGTACTCAGCCGTTATTGTCGGTAATCACTACGGCTGGCACGAACCTTGCCGGGCCTTGCTATGAGAAGCGCGCGCAGGCGGTCGGGGTGTTGGAAGGGAACTTTATCAATGAAGAGTTTTTCGCGCTGATCTACACCATCGACCAGGCCGACGAGTGGGACAACTTCGAGAACTGGAGGAAAGCCAACCCTAATATAGGGGTTTCTGTGTTCGAGGATTACTTGCTCGGGCGATTGCGCGAAGCGAAGCAGACCACCAGCAAGCAGAATATCATCCGTTGCAAGCACCTCAACCAGTGGCTATCTGCAAACGTGGCTTGGCTGGATATTGCTAAGTGGGACGCTTGCGGAGATTCCAAGCTGAACGAGGCGGATTTCAAGGGGCGGTCTTGTTATGGCGGGCTTGACCTGGCGGCGAAGCTGGACTTCAACGCCAAGATAAAAATTTATGTTGGGCTGGACGGAAAGCGGTATCTGTTCACGCGGTTTTATCTCCCGGATGGCACGGCGCGAGATCCCAACAAAACGCATTATCTGCAATGGGTGAACGATGGGCACGTGGTTGTAAACCCAGGCGATACGGTAGACTTTGATCTGATCGAGGACGAACTGTACAACGATATCATCACCGGCCAGATAGACCAGATGGGGTATGACCCGTATCAATGCACTCAGATGACCAACCATTTGATTGACCGGCTACTGCTCAAGAAGGCACGATCAGAGGTCGAGAAAATACTGGTTGAGGTCAGACCTACTGTGCTGAACTTCTCCGAGCCGATGAAGGAACTTGAGAAACTGATAGCAGATGGCAACTTAATCCACGATAACAACCCGGTAATGCGTTGGATGATGGCCAATGTGGTGTGCCATACCGATGCGAAGGACAATATTTACCCTCGAAAAGAGTCGGTTGCGAATAAGATTGACGGGCCGGTGGCTGCGATCATGGCAAATTCAAGGGCGATGCACCACGTCGAGAAAAGCAATAAAGGGAACGATGGCAGTTTAATCAATATTAAACTTTAAAAAGGTGGGGAAAATGGGCGGAAACGGTAAATTGCTTGAGGTTTCAGTGGTGGCGCAGCGGTTGAGCATGTCGGAGAACTCAGTCTACCAGCTTTTCAAGGCCCGGCAGATAGCATACATCCAGGTTGCGCCACGGAAAGGGTATCGAGTCGAGGAATCTGAGCTGAATAGATTCATCAATTCTCGCCGGGTTGCACCGTCAACATCGTACTAAATATTAACAATTTTAATCTTATCCTTTGGATTAATTCGCCGCCTTGTAATCCTACTTAAATCATGCATCAATGTAGAAAGGGTTAATCCTACATTGAGCGCATGGATAAAAAAAGCATTGCCTGCAACATCCTGATTAGCGTCGGCCTTATTCTGTCCGGCGCTGGTCTATATCTCGTTTACGGTCCCGGCGTTGCGCTCTGCGGCGTGGGAATCGTTATCCTTGCGCTCGGCGTATGGGGGACTGTCCGCTGATGTTTGCCTCGGCGCTCAAACGCTCATGGAGCACGGGCAATTTAACCGACCCCTTAAATGATTTCTGGTATGGAGTTGTGACCCCGCCGGCGTTTGCCGGGGTGAGTGTTACCAATACCAACGCAATGCAGTTATGGGCCGTCAATGCCTGCGTTACCCTTATATCTGCGGCGGTTGCACAGTTACCGTTGAAACTCAAGCGGGCCATGCCGAACGGCGGGACAGAGGACGCGAAGGAGCACAGGCTGTATGACCTCGTAAAAACGCAGCCAAACCCGGATATGATATCCCTGAACTGGCGGGAGTCCGGGCAGGGGAATTTGCTTTGCTCTGGTAATCAATACTCGTGGATCGAACGGGCCAATATCGGAGTAAAATATATCTGGCCCCTTGAGCCTAAGAGCGTGACCCCGATGAAATCCGGCCCACGTGACCGGGAGCGGGTTAACCTTGGACCTGGAGAGCGGATTTATTACCGGGTGCGCATGGATGACGGCAAGCTGTGGGACATTCCAGGCCGGGACATCCTGCACGTTGTGGGGTTCGGCTGGAATGGGCTGATAGGAGAGTCGGTTATCAGCAACTTTGCCCGGCAGAGTATCGGCAACGGGATTGCTTTGGAGCAGTTCCAGGGCGCGTTTTTTAAAAACGGTGTGCATACCTCCGGCGTTTTTGAACATCCTGAAACTTTGGGCGATAACCGTGAGGCGTTTGTTACCGCACTCAAAGAAAAATACTCAGGCGGTGGCAACACCGGCGTCCCGATGGTTCTTGAAAACGGGATGCTATGGAAGCAAAACAAGGTTTCCCTCGTTGACCAGCAGTTCCTTGAGCAGACGAAAGCCAACGCCTTGACGATCTGCGCAATGTTCCACGTCCCGCCATCCAAGATTGCGATCTATGGCGAGGGGACCAGCTACAACAACACGGAGCAGCAGAACAAGAACTATCTGGATGACACCTTGATGCACTGGCTTGTGCGATGGGAGCAGACCCTTGACGTTAAGCTCCTGACCCCACAAGAGCGGGCGAAGGGGTATTTTTTTAAGCATAATGTCGACGCGCTATTGAGGCCTGATGCCAAGACCCGTTCCGAGATCGGGAAAAATGAGTGGCAAATGGGCGTACCGCTGAATGTTATCCGCAAGCGCAACGATGAAAACCCGATTGACGGCGGTGACGTGAGCTATGTCCCGGCAAACTTTATCCCCGCCGACATGGCCGGGAAGCAGCTACTCGCCAAGGCAGCGAAGGAGAAGACATGAGCAGGGAAATACGGACATCAAAGGTTTCAATGCGGAAGGTTGATGATAGAAAACTTGTCGGGATGCCGATTGTCTACAACCGCGAGTCTGAAGACATGGGGTTCATTGAAATCATCAAACCGGGAGCTGCAAAACGGGCGCTTGAACGGTCTGATGTAAGGGTTATTTATAACCATTCTGACTCTCTCTTGCCACTTGGCCGCATGTCAGCCGGAACGCTTCGGGTGATTGATACGCCGGAAGGTGTTGAAATTGAGGTTGATCCTCCCGATTCGCAGTTTGGCCGTGATTTGATGCACGCGATTGAACGTGGAGATATTCAGGACATGTCCTTCGCCTTCACGGTTGGCTCTGACCAGTGGGAGACAAGGAACGGGAAGGATTACCGGATAATTAATGAAATAGGAGAGTTGTTTGAATTCTCCTATGTGATCTTCCCCGCATACCAAGATACCACCGTAGCCCTGCGGAGTATGGGAGAATACAAAACATCAACGTCCGACCAGAGCGCCATGCGTGCCGCTGCGGAAAACGATGACATAGAAATCGAACTGTTAACTATCAAAGCAGGAGAAATGAAATGAACCTTGCAGAATTGAGAAAGAAACTTGCCGAGGTCGTGGGTTGGCTGACGGCGTACCGTGACCTGAAACCGGAAGAGCGAACCGCTGAGAAGCGCACGGAGAAGGACGCGAAGCTGCTTGAGGTAAAGCAGATCGAAGGCGATATCCGCGACCTGGAAGAGATCGAAGCCGCCGAAAAGCGGGCGATGGCGACCACCAACGGCAATGCTGATAACCTTCCTGGTGGCCCTGGCGTTACGGTAACGGTTGAAGATCAGCCGATTTACCGTAGCAAGTTCCCGCTGGGCGAGCAGATGCGCGATATCGCCACCATCTGCAAGCGCGAAGGCGGGGACCGCGAAGCCCAGGCCCGTAGCCGGCATGAGCAGGTTGTGAAACGTGAGCAGACCCTTGCCGAGAAACGCGCTGCCGGGACTGGTGGCATGGTCAAGGCTGTTGGCGAGGATGGCGGACTGTTGCTCCAGGGCGAGACGGCCATTGAACTGATTACCAACGGCTTCAACAACTCGGCTGTCCTGTCCCGCACTGCACAGCGCGATATCGGTATGAACCAGTTTGTTGATCTGGTCGGCATTGACGAAACCTCCAGGGCCGATGGCTCAAGGGGCGGCGGTGTCCGGGTGTATACCGACGCGGAACTTGCCCTGATGACCCAGAGCAAAACCAAGTTTGCCAAAATTCGGATCGAGCCGAAACGGCTTACCGGCATGTACTTTGCCTCTGATGAAATCCTGAACAACGCCCCGTTGCTCCAAGGTGAAATGAGCGAACTGTTCAACCTTGAGTTTGCTTTCAAGGCTCAAGATTTGGTCATCAATGGCAACGGTGCCGGCCAGGCCCTTGGCGTACTGAACGCCCCGGCCCTAGTAACGGTATCGAAGGAAACCGGGCAGACGGCCAAGACCATCGTCTTTCAGAACCTGGTGAAAATGAAATCCCGGCTCATGCTACGCAATCGGCGCAACCTGCTGTGGATTGCCAACCAGGATATCGAGCCGCAGTTGTTCACCCTGTCCCTCCCGGTCGGCACTGGCGGGTCCGTGATGCCGGTTTATCTCCCGGCGATGAATCAGGACTCCGAGGTTGCCGGCACGCTGATGGGTATCCCCATTGTGTTTGTTGAGCAGTGCGCCACGCTGGGCACGGTTGGCGATATCGTTCTTGCTGACTGGTCAACTTACTGGGCCGCGAACAAGGGCGGTGTTGAGTCTGCTTCGAGTATCCATCTGAAGTTCGATTACAATCAGACCACGTTCCGGTTTGTGACCTGGTTTGACGGCCAGCCGCGTTTGCAAAACGCTATCCTGCCCTACAAGGCAAATTCCAACTCTGACCGGGTGTCCTCGTTTGTGGCCCTGGCTACCAGAGCGTAAGGAGGTATGAAATGAACAACTATCCGAGAATCCCTGATGATGCTGTCCCGGTTGTACTGACTCCGCCCGTAACCACCACCGGGGGCGTGACTACTGATTTTATCAGTCTGAAAAACGCGCATATGGTTTTTATCCTGGCCGTTTTTACTCAGGCAGTCGCCCACGCTACCGGCATTGACCCCACGCAGTCAACCGTTGTCGCCGGGACCGATGCCAAGGCGATCACCGCAACCTGCCCGATCTGGTACAACGCGGATATTTCCGCAACCAGCGTGCTGACGCGGGGAACTGATGCGATTACCCAGAACTGCGCGAATACCGCGAAGAATCAGGTAATCATTATGCAGATCGACCCGGCTGGTTTCGACCAGGCAAACGGGTTTGACGTGCTCGGCATGACCGTTGACGATTCCAGTCAGGCTACCAACTTCGTCAGCATTACCGCTTACGTTGTGCCACGGTACAAGGGCGTCAACTTTATCGTTGACTGATCTGATGAAGATTGGACCGGATAGCCCGCCTGATGGGCGAAAAAGCGATCCCGACGCCCTGCCGGTCCAAACTGATCGGGTGGTTAAGCGTAGACCGAAGATTGAAAATACCGCAAGCAAGCGGCAGGAGCGGTCTGAAAAGGCAATAATTAAATAGCCCTAACAAGGGTTTGAACCCCGAAAAAGGAGAAGTGAAATGGCACGAAGCGAGCTTTTTTCAAGACATTCACCGGGCGGCATGTATGTGGTGAACAGCATTGCCCAAACAACCGGCAAAATGCTGTTTGTCGACGACTCAGGGACCAATGCGGCCACCAACGGCGAAACCCCGGACAATCCCCTGGCCACCATTGATTATGCAATCGGACTCTGCACTGCCGGCGCTGGCGATATCATTTATGTCATGCCGGGCCATGCCGAAACAGTAACCGCTGCGATTACCTGCGACGTTGCTGGTATTTCCATCATCGGCCTTGGCAGGGGGATGGCGGTCCCGACGATCACCGGAAACGGCACCATTGATGCAATGACCGTGACCGCTGCGGATGTGTTGATTGAAAACCTGATTTTCGCCGCACCCGGAACCGATGCGCAGACAGCGGATATCAATGTTGCTGCGGCCAGATGCGTTATCCGGAATACCGTGCATCATGGATCGACCACGGGGAAAAACAAGGTGGATATCATCACCCTGACGGCGACGGCCACCGATTGTCTGATTGAAGGCGTTACCATCTACAACGAAACCGTTGAATGTGTTGGCGGTATCAAGCTGGAAGGCGCGGCCAATCGCGTTACCGTGCGAGGCTGCAACGTGTTTGACATTATCGGATTTACCAACGGTGCTATTTACGACGCGGCCACGGCGACGAACTTTTTTGCAGACCGCTGTGTATTCAGCAACGCGAAGGCTGATACGGTTGTTGCTGAGTTCGGGAACAACACAACCGGCGTCATGCGCGACTGTTTCATCAATGGCAGGCATACCACCATTCAATCCAACGTGGCCCCTGGCACCGGAATGACCTTCTATCAGGTGATGGGCGTTGAAGAAGCCGCGAAGAACGGCTTGCTTATGCCTGCGGCTGACGCTGAATAACGAATGAAAACGGTCCTGGTAACAGCTCCGGCAACTATCCCCGTAACTGCGGCAGAGGTGAAAACCCAGATCAAGGTTACGGGGACCGATGATGACGCTGAAATCACACGGCTGATTAGTGTCGCTACGCTCGATATTGAGCAATTCCTTTGCCGGAAGCTGATTACACAGACGTGGAAAGTGTATCTGGACTACTGGCCGGCATTTATCAAGGTGCCGTTTGGCAACCTCCAGAGCGTTACCCATGTAAAATATACGGATACGGACAGAACGCAAACAACGCTTTCGACTGATTACTACGATGTTGATACTGTATCAGTCCCGGGACAGATTACGCTTAAATACGGGCAGTCATGGCCATCAGTCGCATTGTACCCGCTGAACCCGATAGAAATACAGTTCGTGACCGGCTTCGGGGCGGCAACCACTAACGTGCCGGAAGATATCAGACATGCAATTATGTGGCTTTGCGGGCACATGGATGCACACCGGGAATTGTATTTAACCGGGACGATTATTGCTAAAATCCCGCACACGTTTGATGCGTTGGCGTGGAGACACCGTGTCTGGGAGTGGTGCCTATGAGAGCCGGGGCGATGGATAGATATATCACTATCCAGAAGAACACGGTCACAACCGATGCTTACGGGGCGAGCATCAACACATGGTCAACGCGGGTCCAGGTTTGGGCTGAGCGGCGAGAGCTGGCAATGGCTGAACGTATCCAGGCGCAGGCGGTTAAATCTGATCTGAGCGCAAAATACTACGTTCGGTACAATACCGCGATCCTGGTTAAAGATCGGATCGTTGACGGCTCAGACACCTACGAAGTAACGGGCATTGTCGAGATTGGCCGGAAGCAGGGGCATATCCTGCTGGCGGGGACGATATGAACAGGGGCAGCGTACGGGTATTTATTGACATCGAAATACCCCCGGAGGTTGCGGAACTGGTGAAACGTAACCAGGAGATAATCGCGGGAATGATTGCAGCAGAGGCCCACGCGAGCGCGGCGTTTTCGGACAAGTCAGGAGTGCTGCGGGCGGGGATCAAGGCTGAAAAGCGTGGAGATAGATGGATTGCGAGGGCGAAGGCCCCACATGCCCATCTGGTTGAATACGGGCATGGCGGGCCTAACCCTGCACCGGCTCATCCGTTCTTGCGGCCGGCTAAATTCCGAGTCTTGAGCCATGTGAAATGAACCCGGTACTGGCTGGCATATACTCAAAATTCGCGGGCAGCACGTTTGCCACGGCCTGCACTGGCGGGCTACATTTTGAGGTAGCGCCACAAGGCACGGCTGAACCATACGCGGTTTATAGCCTGGTAGCCGGCCGGCCTGAGTATATGTTCACGGACGTTTCGGAGATCGTGCTTGTCCAGTTTGATCTTTTTGCCTTGGTGAGCACGACGCGCGCGGACCTGTACGACAAGCTGACCACGCTTTACGACGATTCAACACCAACGGCCACCGGCTATACCTCGCTGATTATGGAGCGTACCGGGCAACAGTTTTTGCGGGAAGGGGACCAGAACCAGATTTACCGGGCGATAGTTGAATACCAAGTGACCATCAATAAGGCGAGATGATGCGCATCAATTTGGGCAGCGGCAACCGGCCGGCAGACGGATTCATAAACATCGACGCGCAGGCGCGGTGTAATCCCGACCTGTGCCATGATGTGCTTGAAGGGTTGCCGTTCTCTGATGGTTCGGTTGATGAGGTCCGGGCCTTTGACTTTCTGGAGCATCTGCCGCTTGGTAAGCAGATATTCGTTATCTCAGAGATTTGGCGAGTGCTGAAACCGGGAGGCAAGTTCGAGCATTTCACGCCTTCGACGGACGGCCGGGGTGCTTTCTGCGACCCGACGCACCAAAGTTTTTGGAACATCCTGTCATGGAACTATTACACGGATGATGCACACCGGGCGCTTTACGGGATTAACGCGAAGTTCAGCGTTGAGACATTGCGGGACGTGCTGACCGGCGACCATATCATACACACACACGGGATAATGTATGCATCAAAGTAGCTACGAGAGCATGGCAAAGTTTGCGGCGGATTATAAGCCGGCCAGTGTCCTTGATGTTGGGGCGCTTGACATCAACGGGACGTACAGGCCTTTGTTCGGCGAGTATGTCGGCCTTGATCTTCACCCCGGCAAGAATGTGGACGTTGACACGTGGGAAGGAATCAAGCCCGGTTCGTTCGATGCGGTGATTTCCGGGCAGACCCTCGAACACACAGAGGATGACGCGGCCCTGGTCAACCTGATGGCCGGAGCCCTGGAGCCGGGCGGGATGTGCTGTATCATCGTGCCATCTCACGGGCCGCAGCATTGCGAGCCGGATTATCGGCGGTACACGGTGGAGTCATTGGCCGCGCTGGTGGCGGCGGCAGGGCTTGAGGTTGTCGAGACAAGGCAGAGCGCTGTTGCTCCATGGCACGATGTGACCGTGATTTCCAGGAAACCGGAAAAGAAGAAGGCCACGAAGAAATGAAAATATCCATCATCATACCGTTTATCAGGCCGGGGAAGGCTGAACGCTGTATTAATGCCATTCGGGAGCATGGTTTTGACGGCGAGATTGTAGCGATTGAGGACGTTGAGCGGGTTGGCTGCCCGGAGATGGTTAAACGGCTCGTTACCATGGCGCACGGCGATGTTATCGTATTTCTCGGTGATGACACGATACCGCGCCCCGGATGGATAGATGCCGGCCTGAAGGCGATGGCGACTCTTTCGGAAGGCTGGGGCGTAGTTGGGCTGAAGACTGAAGGGTCTGTTGATTGTGCACACTGGATGGCCGACAAGCGCATGTTGGCCCTGACAGGTGGGCAGTTCTTTTCCTCTGAATATCAGCACCACTATTGCGACAATGAGTTGATGGACATTGCCCAGGAGCATGGAAGGTGGGCGGTGACTGATGCTGTTGTGATTGACCACGACCACCCGGCAAACGGCGCGGATAGTGACGGCCACCGGCGCATATCTGTGCTGGACCGGAAAACATATATCCGGCGCAAGCGGGAGCGCCTGGGCGGCTTGGCCATCGGCTTTCCCCTGGTTGACCCCACGGTGCCGGTACAGTTTTTCACCTCGTTTGTCTGTCTGGAAAAGCCGGAAGCGTATACGTTCCTCCTGCCGCAGTTCCCTCACGGGCCTTGGAGCGGAAGCATTGCCGATGCGCGAAACTCACTGGTTGAGCAGGCGCAGCAGGCCGGGGCAAAGTGGCTCCTGATGTGCGACACCGACCAGACTTACCCTGCTGACGCACTGGTCAAACTCTTGAGCCACGGCAAAGACGTGTGCGGCGTGCGCGTTCACAGGAGATGGCCACCGTTTGACCCGATATTCTACCGGGGAACTGTCGGCAAGTATCTGAGTGTGCCGGATGAAGAAGCATACAGTGGGGATCTGATCGAGGTGGATGCAACCGGGACCGGGTGCCTGTTGCTGAACATGGAGCTTTTTGACGATCTGCCTTATCCGTGGTTTAGCTTTTCGGTGGTGGACGGCAACGCGGTAGGCGAGGACATTAATTTTTGCAGCAAGGTTCGGGATGCCGGGCGGCAAATTTGGATAGATACATCCATTGAGGTTGGACATTTAACGACAATGGAAGTTGGCAAAACCCTGCATCAACTCTGCAAAATTATTAGGAGGTCATCACATGGCTAAGAAAGTTGGAAAAGACGCGGCTGTAAAGCTGGGCAGCAATACCGTTGTTGGTATGGGCACCTGGACGCTGGACGGTATCCAGGTCGAACAGTTGGACGCTTCGGCGTTTGGCGATGAATGGAAGCAATACGAATACGGAATGAAGGACGGCGGGACGATCCAGTTTAACGGGCACTACGACCCGGCCGACACGACCGGCCAGCAGGCTTTGCAGCAGGCCAATCTGTATAACTCTGCGCTGACCAATATGCGTTTTTATGTGGATAATACCTCGTATTACGAGGCGTGCCAGACTGCCGGCTATTTCTCGCCGACGCTGACCACCGGGGCGCCGACAATTGCAAGCTCAATCACAACCACAGCTTTCAATGTTGGTTTCGACAAGTCCGGATTGGGCACGACCAGCTTTACCGGCAAAATCAGCGGCCTCATGGTGCTGGTTTAATTTTTAACAAATCGGGAGAAACGGGATGGCAACGAGGATTACAGGTAACAAGGGGGTCTGGTTTCGCTTTGACGAAAAAGACCCTGAGAGCGGGGAAATCTGCCTGCGCACGATGGACCAAATGACCGCAATCGAGATCACGAAAAAGATCAAGAAAAGCAAAGAGGTCATGCGGAACGGAAAGCGTGAGACAGAGGTGGAGCGGGACATCTCGGAACTCAACCGGTTGACCTACGATCATCAGATTGTAGACTGGAAAGGGCTGGAGGATGAGGCCGGCGAACCAATCCCCTGCACGACTGAAAACAAAGTTCTGTATATGACCACGAACAACCGTTTCAGACAGTTTGTGGAATCATGTGTTGCCAGTATCGACACCGATTTTGACCTGGCGCGGGAGCGCATTGAAAAAAACTGATTAGCCGGGCGACCCGGCTATTTGAAAAACCGCCTTGCGAACGCTGCAAGGCGCTGAAGGGTGACAGATGGGACGCGGCTCAATGTGTTGAGTGTGTCCCTGAAGCCCTCCCGGAAAACGAGGACGCGGTAAAGATTTATCTGCTGGTCCGGGATCAGTACATCATGGGCTGGAACGGACCAGTAGCAATCAATCACCTAGCGGTACATGCGGCGATGGAGCTTTACGAAGTGGAAGATAAAAAAGACTGCTTCGAGAAGGTTTTGAAACTGAGCTACCATTTCATAGCCGAGGCGAGGGAGGACTAGATATCACCCGTATAGGCTCCATCTACGTTGAGGTAGCAGGCGATATCACGCAGTACCAGAAGGATATGCGTGCGCTCCGTGCCGATGCGAAGGCGTCCGGCACGGAGATATCAAACGCCCTCAACAACTCCATATCGACCAATCAGGCCGCGCGGAACATTACCGCCCTGAGCGGCAACCTGACCACTCTTGCCAACGTAGCCAAGACCCCTGCCGCATCATTCAAAACCACCGCTGACTCGATTTCCGCGAACCTTGGCGACCTGGCAAAAAAGGCCGGACTGTCCGAGAAGGAATTTTCTAAGCTCAACGAGAAAATGCTGAAGACCACGGCGGCGAACAATGCCGAGCGGTCCTTGAAGCAGCTCGCATCTGCTGCTGGTCTGTCTGCCGGCGAGGCCAAAAAGCTGGCCATGCAGATGGGTTTCTCCTCGGCTGAAGCGGACAAGATGACAAAAAGCCTGCGCAATGCCGAGGACTCAACAGACCGGCTGGCGAAGGCAAAGCATGGACTGAAGGTTGCGGCGGCGGCGGCTGGCGTTGCCCTCGTTGCGGTAGGCGGGGCGTTGGCTGTATCTGTACGGGAGGCTCTGGCCGCTGACCAGGCAGAGGCAAAGCTGAACGCGGTGCTTACCGCAACCGGACACGCTGCAGGGTTCAATGTCGAAGAACTCAGCAAGATGGCTTCCAGCCTGCAGAACGTCACGACCTTCTCCGATGATATGATTATTTCGGGCATGGCGATCCTGGCCACGTTCAAGAACGTCCGGGAGGAAGGTTTTGAACGGGCAACAAAAGCCGCGCTTGATATGTCCACGGTCATGGGCACTGATCTTAACTCAGCAATGGTGCAAATTGGCAAGGCTCTGAATGATCCGATTAAGGGTTTGACGGCATTATCTCGCGTCGGAGTGTCGTTTACCGAACAGCAGAAGGACATGATTAAGTCCCTGACCGAATCAGGCCGGGGTATGGAAGCGCAAAAGATTATCCTGCAGGAGCTTGAATCGGAGTTCGGCGGGGCTGCAGAGGCGGCGGCGAATAACGGAGGCCAGCTTACTCAGCTCAGGAACACGTTTAATGACCTGCAGGAGGCCATTGGCCGGGTAATTACCCATTCAGACGATTTTACCGGATCGACCGATACCCTCAAAACCAAACTGGTTGAGCTTACCGATTGGGTAAATACGCACCAGGATGACCTTGCACGATACTTTGAAGGCGCTGTTGATGTTGTCGAGTGGATCATCAAGCGTATTGGAGTACTCGGAAACTCTCTGCAAATCCTCTCGGCTGTTGCCAACGGCGAGCTTGAAGTCTGGGAAGCGGCAACGATGGGACCGCAAGAGGCGGCAAGGTGGCTGGACATCTACGGCGACAAAAACAAGGTTCTTGCCGGCCAGCTACAAGAGCAGATTGCAACCCTCACGGCGATTGCCAATGACGAAAAAGTATTTGGCGAGAACCGTATCCATTACGCGATGTTGGCTGCGCAGAAGCAGAAAGAACTCAACGCGCTGCTTGGAGCAACAGGAAAACAGGTAGAGGATACCGGCAAGAAAGGCAAGGAAGCCGGTGAAAAGACCGGAGCTGCATGGGGTGCCGCTGGCGATGAGCTTGAGGATTTCGGCGGAAAGGCAAAAGACGCCTGGGATATTTTCGCTGAGGGCGAGGCGAAGATAAAGAAAGTCGACCAGATGGTCGAGCAGTTTTACGGCTCAATCTACAAGACCGAAGACGCTTTCAAGGCCCTCGACAAACAGGTATTTGAAACCGGCCAGAGCTATGATGTGATGGTTGCGGAATGGCAATCCGGCAACGATGTGTTGACCAGGAACATAGAAGACACCTCCGACCTGATAGAAGACGATTTCAGCGGTATGTCTGAATACATCGAGGACCGCTGGAAAGAAGCCTATGACGGGATGCAGAACATCCTTGCAGACTGGATAAAGGACGGCGAAGTCTCGTTTGATTCAGTAAAAAATCTGTTTATGAACATGCTGGCCGAGATGGCAGCCGCGTGGATCATGAACATGGGCAGGATGGCCCTTGGCAACTTGCTTACCAGCCTTGGCGGCTCTTCCGGATGGGGTTCCGTTCTGGGCGCCATTGGTACGGCAATCAGCGGCAGCCAATCATCGAATGGTGGTGGTGGCGGCGGTGCTGGGGGTGCGGCGAGTGCAGTCAGCACGGCTTACTCTGCGTACCAGGCGTATGAGGCGTATCTTGCATATCAGGCCGGGGAGGTTGCTGCCGCAGAGGGCATGTCTTACGGGACTTCAATCTTTGCTTCTGAAACCGGGGGCACAGTTGCAGCCGAAGGGGCAACGGTAGCCGAAGGGGCAACAACCGGAACTGGTAGTCTTGGCGCGTCGGCAACGTCCGCATTTGTCGCCGCACCGTGGATACTCGGGATAAGTCTCTGGGCGCAAGACATGATGAAGCCCGATATTCCTCCGCTTGCTGAATTGCTCAACAGCGCCGGGATCGGCCCCGAAGCATTTGCCTACGCAATCGGCGATACGTTCCAGAACGGCATGGACCCGATTTTCGGGACCATGAACGCCTTCATGATGGACAGCGAATCGTTAATCCTCACAAAGTCCAACGTGATTTTCGACGGAATCCGCAGGAGCAGCGAAGGCGCGATTGAAAATACCATGATGTATTTCGATGCGGCAAGCGGCGGGTGGCAGGATATAACCAAAGCCGCGATTGCCTTTGAGATCCAGAGCAAAACGATGGGCCGGGAGATGGCAGCGGCATCCATCGAAGCCAAAATGGGTATACGCGGCCTGGGCGACGAATTACTTGATGTTGCCAGTGCATCCAGGACCGGGCTTGATTACGCTATCGAGGGGCTTGCAGAGCTTGGCGTTGGGGGAGAAGACCTGCGAGGGGTGCTTGATGAGGTCGGCGATGTAATCAGCGGAGTATCGCGGAATACGGACTCGTTGAAAGATGAATTGTACGGCCTTGGACTAGCAACGGATCAGGTTGACGGGATAATCCAGGACCTCGGATTTGACACCTTGACGTACACGCAAAACCTACTTGGTTTTGAGCAGCAGGTGCAGCGGTCTGTTGGCGCGGTCCTTGACCTCGATTATGGCATGTACGAGCTTGATTCAGCGATTCAGGATTTGTCATTGACCGCCCATGACGCCGGGTCAACTATTAGGGACGCTGCTTACGATATCCAGGCTGCACTTGATGAGATAACCGGCCAAACGACTACGCCTGCGCCGACCGTTGGCGGGCCTGCCCCTCCGCCTGGCGCGCCACCTGTCAACAGTCCAAGCGGGCCGACCGTTGGCACAGTGGTGCATGTCTACCTTGATGGGGCCGACGTGGCCCGGCATTTGATTGACAGCAAAATAGATGCCAGGGCGGCGATTGTAGCGGATCGGATTATTGTTAGCAGGGAACAGCGGCCAAGCATGCAGGGGCGGAGGGCATTGTGATTCTGGTCGAGATGACAATCAACGGGACTCTACACCGAATCTCCGACGAATATCTTGAGCTGACGCACTTGTGGGAAGGGATGATCGTCGGGATTGAGCCGATAACCAAAGCGACAAGAGCACTGACCGGGGGATATGTTGAGCCGCAATATGGAGGCATTACCCTCCATCCTGACCTATTCGCCGGTGCTGACTGGCCGCCGCCCAAATCATGCGCGATAACCGTCAAGATCAGCGATACCACTGAAGAGGATGCGGTTACTATATTCTCTGGAGTTGCGCACCGTACCGGAATAGCTGAGGACGGGCCGCGGTATGCTATTTACGGGCCATCCTACAGCAACGAGATGGCCAGCGATACGCTTGTGGACGGGACTTTGCTTGAGGTTTTTACCACATATTGCGGGGCGTCATACCTTAACCTGACCTTGAGCCATACCTATGACCGGGCGACCTCACCGCAAGTCTACCGGAAGGTGCCCGCCGGCAGCTCGATCATTGACATGCTGTCTGAATTTGCCGAGGCAACCAATCACCTGTTTTACATTTCTGGATCAACCATCTATCTGGTCGATATGCTGATTGATAATGGATCGGAGAAGGCGGTCACGGAGGATGATTTTTCCCCGCCTGAGTACACCGATCAGCCACCGTACAGGCGGTTCTCAGCAGAGGGAATCGGGGTGATCTGGGGCGGTGTCAAGCAGCAGTATTCCGTAGCCGGTACCTACGCCTATGGCACTGAGGATCGCAGCGATGTGTCCGCTAAACTTGAGCATTTTTACATGCGCTGCGGCGACAACAGCGGCAATGACCTGTACATCATGCGTAACGATACGATGATACAGTACGATCCGGATAAATATTATCGGGTATCTGCCAAGATTCGGACCCCGACATCAAGTGATGGAGGGTGCTGGACCTATGCCGGCATCGTGCCACTACAGGCAGACAGGGCAACAGAGCTAATCGGCGAGGGTGGCGTCTTTAATAATGAATCGCTCGCCGTTTCGAGTGCGTGGACTGAGCAGTCCAAATACTGGCACGGGACCGATGACGCAGCGCCATACGGGGCCGGGACAATCGGCGACCCAATCGGAATGCCGACCGGCACTGAGTTTTTACGGCCACTCATGACTCTGAATATCCCAATTTCTCCAGATACAAGCGCCCAGTGCATCACCGATGTTGATTATTTTGAGATAGTCGAGGTGGATAGTAGCGGCAATGTTTTGGAGGTTTTATTCCGTGACGACTTTTTGCAGCCTGATCTGTACAAGTGGTACAAGGCTGATCCAGGGGCTATGATGGCCATCACGGCAAACAAACAGCGCAACACGAGCATCAACGAAACAAACACAGCCTTAGCCACAGCTCTTGCCAACCGCAAGTCAATCCTTGAGGCTGCCGGGGCGCGGGTAACTCTTCCACTCAGAGCATCTTATCTCTGCAATCCGGGGCAAAAGCTGTCATGGACAGACACGTCTGTTTGTCCTGATGGTGAATCTATTACGGCATGGATCAGGGCACGCGATATCACCATAGATTTTGACCAGGACAGTTTTATTTATACCGGAGAGGGTTCGATATCATGAAAGTCATTGTGGACAATCTTATTACCGCCGTTGTCGCCAGCTCCAGCAATGCAAATTATCCAGCATCAAATCTGTTGAATGATATCCCGGCAAAGCGCTGGATTGCCAGTGCTGCAGGAGCGCAGTCCCTCTCGTTTACCATCAGCGCCGGAGCAACAGGATTCCAGTTGTTCAACACCAACGCAACCACGATTGCGGTTTCTCTTGCCGGGGCAACTTTGAGCACAACAGGATACAGCGGCAACGGGGCGATAATGGTCACATGGGAGGCCGTGGCGAGTGAAGTTACCTTGATTCTGGTTTTATCAAATAGCGCTGGCGCAGTTCTTGCCGCTGGCGTTGCTCTGGCCGGCACGATTCAGGCATATACCGGGCCACAGTACGGGATGCGCGAATCAATCAACAGGCTCTCTGTTGTGCGCAAATCTGCGTCCGGCATACTCAATACCAAAAATCGCGGATCTGTTCGGGTATTTTCTCTGAACCTCAACATGATCAGGGACGACGCGTTTCATGATTTCTTGGTGGATGTGGCAACGGTACTCGATACCGACCCGGCTGGCTGGATGATTACCGATCTGGCAAATTCGAGATGGTTGGTATTCGGCTGGATATCTAGACCGCCAGAGGGTGATCATTTTACCGTCAATTACACCAAAATGAAGTTCGAGATTGAGGAAGTGGCCGGGCTTACGAGGACGGATTTTAGCAGTGTTTTGACGCTCTATACGCAGGCTGGGCAACTAGGTGTTTTCGGGGGCGGAAGCACTGGCGGCAACTCCAACGTAATCGACTACGTAACGATTTCCAGCGCCGGGAATGCTACTGATTTTGGAGACCTGACTGTGGCAAGATACAGCCTTGCCGCGACCTCAAACGGTCTATTCGACCGAGGTGTTTTCGGGGGCGGAAGCACGGGTTCCGACTCCAACGTAATCGACTACGTAACGATTTCCAGCGCCGGGAATGCTACTGATTTTGGAGACCTGACCACTAGCAGGTACGGACTTGCCGCGACCTCAAACGGTCTATTCGACCGAGGTGTTTTCGGGGGGGGCAGCACTGGCTCCTATTCCAACGTAATCGACTACGTAACGATTTCCAGCGCCGGGAATGCTACTGATTTTGGAGACCTGACTGTGGCAAGATCATACCTTGCCGCAACCTCAAGCGGTCCATTTGACCGAGGTGTTTTCGGGGGCGGAAGCACTGGCGGCAACTCCAACGTAATCGACTACGTAACGATTTCCAGCGCCGGGAATGCTACTGATTTTGGAGACCTGACTGTGGCAAGGCCGTACCTTGCCGCGACCTCAAACGGTCTATTCGACCGAGGTGTTTTCGGGGGCGGATTTGTTTCCGCCACCGACTCCAACGTAATCGACTACGTAACGATTTCCAGCGCCGGGAATGCTACTGATTTTGGAGACCTGACTGTGGCAAGGAACTACCTTGCCGCAACCTCAAACGGCACAGCAGGCCGAGGTGTTTTCGGGGGGGGCAGCAGCAGCGCCGCCGATTCCAACGTAATCGACTACGTAACGATTTCCAGCGCCGGGAATGCTACTGATTTTGGAGACCTGACCACTGGCAGGTACGGACTTGCCGCGACCTCAAATGCGTGAAAACAAAATGAACGATCTGACCATTACCAAATTGTCTGGAATCTTCACTGGGCCTGCTAATTTCGCCACAATCACCCCTGAAAAAATGGCCCTGATCGAGTCCCGAATGGTTGAAGCCAATCGGACCCTGCAAATATTCTCGAAACGGAACACGCAGACCGATATGAAGCTGCGGACCCTGACCATGCTGTCTGTCGGTGCACCGTACCGCACTCTGCGCCAGATAGCGGCGCAGATCAACACCAAACGCCAGGCGCTCCAGGAGGCTTATTTTAACCTTCAGGATCGGCAGGCGGATATTGAGGATATTGAGCGGTTAGGTGACCTGGCCAGCAAGAAGGAACTGATATGGGTTGAACGGTTGCGCTGCGAGGCCGGAATGATCGCCGCGAACATGGAGGCCGCGCTGAAGGAAATCGGCTCCTTGACCGCGGCCTATGAGGAAATCAGGGAGTCAAAAGGGATCGCGGAACGATGGGACGAAGCGGACATGGAAGCAGATGAAATCCTGCACAACCTGAAGTCGGCATTCCGCAACGGTATCCGGGATTTTATCGCAACCGGGAGGATGGGGCACGGTACCCAGGAGTGGCTCGAACAGTTCGGCGTATCGCCAATCGAGGGACATCGTGAGGTGGCTGGCTTTATCGATTCCGGGAAAACGGACTACGAGTCTATGATGGAGTTCCTTGCTGAAATGGCCGCGAAGTATGCGGAAAACTATAAAAAAGTAATGAAGACGCTCGGTCTTAAAACCTTAATTGACGCCGATTGGCTGTACAAGGAGGAACAATGAAACGCTTACTTTTTACCCTGGCCCTGATCCTGGTAGCCGGGAATCTCTGGGCCGCTGGCACCTGTGTAGAGTCCGGGGACAATCCGACCTACATCTACAGCGACAACCAAAAGGCTGGCGACGAAATACTGTTGCTCTGCACGCACCACACAGACAACAGCCTGTCCGTTGCACTGTCCGCCACGGTCATGAGTAAATTGTCTGGGTGGTACTCCTGGCAGATTGTGAGCTTTCCGGGCGACACGGCTCCGACCGATAACACGGACCTTGAAATCACAGAGCAGATGACTGCAACCATCGGCCTGTCACTTCTCGGCACGAATGGGACGGACTTTATTGACGCGACGATCGCGAAAGAGACGCTGTTTTACAACTCGTTCCTTGGGATACCAACCTATCGAATGGCAGTGACCGGGCGACCCTGGACGATTTCGACCACAAACAACGCTGTAGCTTCGGCCACATTTTACCTGCTGCTCCGGAGGGTGCCGTAATGAGACGATTAATCCTTGCATTTATTCTGCTGGCACTGGCTGGCCCGGCGCTGGCTGGTCCTCCCGCCATCCATCCCCCCTGCCGCGCCCCTATCCCCTACAACGCAACCACCTGGGATGATAGTACCTGCTACGCTCCGGCTGGTGCGGTGAGGGATTGGTTCGCAGCGCCGGAGATTGCAAATTATTCCGAAACCTGTACGACGATGGGTAGCGACACAACCCCGGAGTACAGCCTGGCAGTCTCGAATTGCTACACCGATACGATCGACACCGGGGAAACTACGGCCACATTCAGTAATCCGCCCTCTTCCGGAAAAATGGGAAACCTGACTTTGATACTGACCAACGGCGGGAGTCAAACATATAACTGGCCCGCTTCTGTTGATTGGGCTGGCGGGACTGTGCCATCGCTAACCGCTGCAGGGGTAGATGTAATTGACTGCATGACGGTGGATGGTGGAACGGTTTGGTTCTGTTTCGCCGCCGGCCTGGACATGCAGTGAGGTTGACAAGATGAGTAAAATTTATCGTAGAGACATACTCAGGGCCATTGTTGCTGGCACGGTGGTATTGGTTAGCCGTGATGCTCTGGCACTTGGGGGACATTGGGCGCGCAGGGCGGCGAGCAATAATGGCATAACCAACGATATCGGCGCACCTGGCGCGGCCGGGTTCGGTGTTGGGGTGGCGCCCAGCACGCCGACCGGGTTTACCGCCTTGGCTGGGACGGCGACAGTTGGCCATGATAACTACGGCAATTACCAATATCAAGACGGCTCGGTCATGTGCTGGGTACCGGCGTTTTATTACCGGATCGGGCATGCAGACAATCCGACCTATGCGGCGCATGGCGTCAACTCTGTGGATGTCAAGCCGGAGTCGGCATTCGCCAGCGTAGCGGCAGCCAACTCGGCCGGCTACGCCTTGCACCGGGCGTTTATCGACGCCGGGGCGCAGAAGCGCGGGTTTATGGTCGATAAATATATGTGCTCAAAGTCGGCCAGCGGCACGGGGTGGATTGCCAGCTCGATTAAAAATGGCCTGCCGATATCGACACACGCAGACCATAACCCGATAGCGGATCTCACCGCCTGCGCCGGCAATGCCTATTATTTTGCCCTCGATGCGGCCCATGCCCGGGACGGCGTGGACGGGGCGATAAATCCATCGTCAATATTTTTCTGCAACTCCAGGTTTGTAACCGCAGCCCTGGCGCTGCTCTCCATGGCCCACGGCCAGGCGGCTACGGCTGCTGACTCGTGCGCCTGGTACGATGCCGCCGGGGTTATCAATTTCACCAAGGGCTGCAACAATAATGCCCTGGCCGATGCCAACGACACGGCAGTCAAATGGGAGTCGGACGGATACAGCAACTGTGGTAAAACCGGCAGCGCTGGCTACGGCGGAGGTGCCGGCAACGTCTTCGCCAAGTCGGCCCACAACGGCCAAAACTGCGGCGTGGCAGACCTCAACGGGCTGATGTGGGAAATCAGCACCGGAATCACGAGCATTGTCTCGCCGGTGGCGGTTGCCGGGATGACCAGGGCCAACCCCTGCGTTGTCACTTGGACAGCGCACGGCCAGGCCACCGGCGCAGTGGTGATGCTGCTGGCCATCACCCAAGCCGGATGGATCGGGCTGAAAGACAAGCTGTTCGCCATCACCAGGGTCGATGACGATCACTTCTCGCTGGACGGCGTAGACTCCAGCGGATTCGCCGCGGACTATGACCCGGTGGCAGATCCGGGGACCATCACCAAGGCCACGTTATACACGGCCAAGGAGTCGGTGGCGATGTCGGCCTTCTCCAGCGGCGAGACCGGCGCAACCGATCACTGGGGCGCAACCGGCGTTGCGGCGATGATGGACGCATTTGCCCCGGCATTCGAGACGGCCTACCCGAACAATGGTTTCGCGCAGCGGTTCGGCGACGGGGCCGGACAGGTGCTGTCTGATGGTACTAGCGGCGCTGGATGGCTGGCCGCTGGCCTTGGCTTCCCTGTCTCCTTGTCAGGCGTTTCGCCGGCCGGATCCAACCTGTTCGGTGCGGACTATTATTATCAGTATTTTACCAACATGCTGGGCCTGTTGTCCGGCGCGTATTGGAGCGCCGGCACGAATGCCGGGGTTTGGGCGGCCTATTGGAACAGCACTCGGGCGTACTCGAGCATCTCCGTGGGCTTTCGATGTGCGTGCTATCCGGTTTAATTGTTGACTTAAAGATGAATCTGAATTTTACAGCAAGCAGGTAAAAAAATCCCAAGGGAATCCGAAGGGGCTGCTTGAACATTGCAAAGAGTGTGTCCTGCTGCATAGGAGAAAAGTAAAGGAGAAATAAATGCCTCAATTCTATAAATACAAAAAAGGCTAACGATGCCTACACAGTTTACCAGCTGCAGCTGCCTGAACCGGCCGAGGACCAGCCGGGGATGATCGACCTGGGCGAGATCGATGGCGAGACATACGTCTGCGTGCCCGACTGGATGCAACCGCTGCCGGAGCAGCCGGCGCAGGTGCTGGCGACGCTGGAGCAATTTACCCCTACCCAGGGGTTGATTACCTCGCTGGTAGCGAAATCGCCCCTGCTGGCATTGATGAAGAAGCGGATCAACAAAGACGAGCCGACTCCGCGCTACAGCCTGCAGGATGAGTTGACCCTGGCACAGTCGTACGACTGGTTGCCGCCTGGGCTGGTCAAAAATATTGAGGAAGGCCGGGCTTGGGCGAAATGAACTGGACACGGAACGCAATCGAAGGGGTTACCGCAATCCTGGTCTTGCTTGCCACTCTATGGTTGGCTGGCTGCACAACCATGCTCCCGCAGTCCCAGCTTCAGCCGGAAGTGCAGAAACACCTAGGTAGGGCGCTGACCCCGGAGGAAGTGGATATCAGGGAGAGCATAGACGGATCCGGGATCTACTCAGCTTGTCTGAAACTCGGCGTCAATCCCATGCTGATTGTTTGGGGATTCCCCACGCTGGAAGGGTGTGCGAAGCGGTGGTGCGGAGATGATAAGCCCTGGGCATCTGAGAAGCCATGTGTCTGCGAAATCCGGATTGTTGCTGATTGGGAGAGGGTACGAGAGCATGAAACTAAACACTGCTACGGATGGGGGGAACTGTGAGACTTGGAAGATTCTACGCTGATGCCCGGCTGGTGGATGATGGGAATATCCTCCCGATCCTGCAAATGCTCGAACTGGTCCCGACCCGCGTACAGTCCGCATACGAAGGCTATATGTACGAGTTCGAGGGCACCAGCCCACACTTCTCGGAGATCGAGGAAGGGGCGGAGGTGCCTCTGTACGAGGTGTTAGAATACAACGGAAAGTTGATCGTCAAACCGAAAGAGGAAGGGAAATGAGACTGTTTATCGTTTTATCTTTGGGGATTACTCTGATGCTGGCTGGTTGCGTGGTGCCTGGATTTGATAACGGCCTGAATAAAATCACGACCTATGACCAGGCGGGAAACATTATTGGCATCCAGGAAATGTCCGACGATGCGGTCTATTATGATCGCCTGGCAGCAGGCAAGACACAGGTCAACTGCACGGGGATGTCGTTTGAACAGTGCGGCCTGCTCATTGCCATCGGCGGGCTCGTGGATGTCGCCAAGGGCTATCCGGCCCGTGGCATGAACGGCTACGAGCTGGTATCGAAAATCAGCAGTGATGTGGTCGCTGCCGTGCCTTACGGGGCCATTGGATTCGTAGCCTATGAGGCGCTGAAACGGCCAGGGACGGTCAACGTTGCGGAAGGTGCAACCTACTCAGACATTGAAACCCACCTGACCGGGAATGACATGAATGATGGGAATAGCATCAGTATCCCCAACGACAGCCCGCCGACCACCACCACGACAACGGTGCAATAATGAAACCAGCGAGCGGCGCGAAATCGACGGAGTTTTGGGTGGTTGCAGCTTTCCTCGGCGACCTGCTTTTCCAGCGGATAGGACTGTACGATTTCATCACGCTCGAGCAATTATCCGATGTAACCGCTCAGGTCCGGGCGATTGCCGACCAGATCAAGGGGGAGACTGGGAGCGATTCGTCTCTCATCTATCTGCTGGGCGCGGTCTATGTCGGGGGGAGAACGTGGCTCAAGGGGGAGAGCAAATGAGTGAGTACGACGGTCCTATAGACACCGAGGTCTATTACCGCGACCGGATGAAGTACGTCACGGCCAGGCGTCATGCCTATCAAACCAAGATTCATCCAGACCACGACATCTATGGGAAATTCGTTTCACTGTTGACCTGCGGGGTGTTGCTCATTGAAGAGGGCTGCCCATGGAATGGCGCAAACGTGGTTCCTGATCGTAAATCAAACATGCGGGCGTCCCTTATCCATGACGTGCTTGTTGGCATGATCCAGGCCGGGATACTCGATCCGAAGTATAAGACTGAAGTGGATGAAGAGTTTTACGACACCTGCCGACAAGACGGTATGTGGCTGGTCCCAGCTATTACAGAGTTTTTCGGGGTGCAGTTCCATTCCTGGGACCGGAATCCAATTGACACGATAAAGGTGGCCCCGTGAAAACCGCAAGGGTAAGCCTCGATCCTCCCCGTAGCCCTGACGGCGAATGTCCGTATTGCCACAAGCTGATAATCGGATCGGAGTTCCTGCGAAACTGCACCGAAGAAGACATGATCGGCCCTTGCCCTGAATGTGGGCGAAAACTGAGACGGTACGACATTAACCCGCACATTTATTTAAAGCAATGACCCGTGAGCCTCAGCAGGCCGGGTGAAGGGGGCAGGATGACGGACAACTTCACTTTCTTTGTCGCAGCGGTGGCGCTAATAGCTTCGGCGTTGACGATCATCGCCGTCTGGAGAAAAGCCG